TCGAAGAGTTTTTTACTGTATCCATCTAAGCTAGATTTGTATGCGCAATGAACCGTGAAAAGTTTACCATCGTTCGTCTTGAATGAGGTGTTGTGTTTTTTTGCATAATTTGTGATGAACCACTCAAGATTTCTGAGTGAAATACCACTAGATTTATTTAGGATTGTGAGTAGCTTATTCCTGTTATATTCGTCTGTATAGAATTGGTTGATTGATGTTAGCAGAATGCTGGATTTATTCATTGGCAAACAAACGACTCAATTCTATAAGTCCCTTTCGTTCACAACCCGGGCATCCCGGAACGTTCATTTTTTCAGGACCATGGTTATGTAACTGCAAATTTGGTAAACACCTCTGCTTTATTTTTTCACCTTGTTGATGATGATATTTACAGTAACCATTCTCACTAGCTTTGAACTTACATCTAATCTCACCACTTCCATCTTTCAGTGTCTTCTTTCCTTTACAGCGATCCGTATCACCGACGCCGGGTACATCACGTAGAAGAAGCTCTAGAGGGATTTGGTGTTTCTTTGAAATATTTTCCAGTGTCTTACTCATCTGTTCAGAATGGTACGCCTCAATACCTTCCTGGACGAGATCACATACGATTTCATTTAGGTCAGTCTCTATTTCACTTGGGAGTTGACTTAACAATATATCTTTAGTTTTATTTATAACGAGTTTCGTGAGTCTTGCCTTAGCCTCAATCATCCTTGTGTATACTTTGCTCGTAAGTTTTAAATAGATCGTCAACTGAATTTTTACGTTCTCTATATGCTTTAATACGTTCCTTGAGATCCGCGACTTTTCCAGTGTCGTCGAGGTTACATCTCTGACATTCCTCTATCAATTGCTCCTTCTTCATGGTGCTTATAGAAGGTTCTCTCTTCTTGGGTGGTGGCTTGTGGGCATCAATGATTTCTCCAAAGATTTCCTGTTTAGTGTCTTCGAACAGAGGGTCGAGAAGATCACAGACGGGGTTGAGGAATTTGTTCACAAAGTAGTAGTGATAGTCTACGGGAATGTTATTTTCCTCGACGTATTTTGGATCTTCAGATTTTTCAAACGCCTTTGCTTTTGGATCGTCAGTCTTTGTTAGTAGGTATGGAACTCGGTCACCAGATTGTGGTTCGGAACCTGGTTTCCTTTCCCTCATTTTCCTGACGACTTGAACATGGGCTTGATTAATTAACCCACATTCCGACCCCGTGATTGAAACGGATTTACCACCAACCTTGTAGGTATCAGACAGGGACTGACTCAGGATCAATTTCTCGTTGGGGATTTCACCTGAGAGCAGCTCGTTGGCTCTCTTCCTGGCCAGCTCTTTTGGTGGACCTGTATCCCCAGAAGTCAGGACGACATCTAAAAGTTCCTTACAAACTTCTCGCATGTGAGGAGTGTTATCGCGTCTAACAAGTTGTAGACCTTTCACGTCAACGTAATCCATGTTCATGTTTCCATCTTTTCCTTTTGTCCAAAGCTTCGCAGCGTATCGTTTTTTACTGTAGAGGAAGTAGGGCCAATAGACTTTTTCAAGCTCTAGGTTGTTCGGTTTTTTGAAAAGGGCGCTACATTCCTCTGCGGCTCTTTCACCGACTTCCCAACTGTATTCAATCGCCTCCAAACCTTTGCGATCACCAACATCAAACTCTACCATGACAGAATCGGTGTCTCCATATCTCACTTTGGCTCCAGGGAAGTTTGTCTCCACATAATTCTTAGTCTCTTCAATCATAGCGCGACCTCTACATGTTGTCGTAGACGCGATCGGAACGCATGGGAGGATACCTTTTCCAGCCCCTGTGAAACCATACACAGAGTTCATAGAAATCTTATAGGCCAACTGCTTTCCATTGTAGACTTCCTTCATATATCCAGTTGCAGCTGCCATATCTTTCTTCGCCTTCTTACGGAATTGTTTCAGTTCTGTTAGAATAGCGGGTAGCAAACTTGGGACATCTTGCGCAAATTTGTATGTCTTGTCTCCAATCTTGAACGTCTCATATGTGATTCCCTCGATGTTCCCATACCTCCTCTCATCCATGACATATGTGGAGTAACACAGGTTGTGAGCTGTCATGATCGACGGGTATAGTGCTTCAAAGTCGAGAGCTGTGATGGGTGTGTAATACGCACCCTTTTGAGCTTCCAAGACGGTAGCACCCTCATAGGGCTCTTCGGGTATAGATCCATATTTAATGGTGGGCACCATATATCCCAGTTCTCGAGCCTTTTTAGACAGTTGACTAAATACTTTGATTTGCTGACCTCTCTCAACCAAAAAGGACATTGGAACCCACGTAGCTTTAGCCATCTCAACCAAGTTCAGCAGAATGCACATCTTCTTCATGAGTCTGTGAGGTAAGAGTGTATCTTTGATACAGTAATCAGCCACTTCACCCAACTTTACTGGGTCTTCTTCAACAAAGCGGGCGAACATTTCTTTTGGTGGCATATCAATCTTCTGATCACCGAGATACAGTTTCGATACGTTGTTCAGACTGTATGAATCCAGTTTGTAACCTTTCTTGACTTCGTGAAACAAATCGAATATGAAACGTCCAGGCATTGGAAGTAGTTTGAGGAAATTATCCCCCAGAGCGCTAGAGCTCAGCTTCTTTTGAACCATGTGGGACTCGGTGTTTTTTAGTCTTCCCAGCTGGTAGAATTCAAGTCCACACCCGTTCATGGCAGCCCGTCGGTAGATGTATTCAAGATCAAAACCAAAAATGTTCCAGCCAGTCAGGATATCAATATCCTTTTCTTGCACGTAATCTTTGAACGCAAGTAGGAGTTCTCGTTCAGTTTTAAAACTAACTACATCTTCACCCGTCGTATCCTTGTAACACAGACAAGTTTTCTCATATGGTTCTTCGCTTCCAAATTTGCACAACGACACTGCAATCTGGAAACACGCATCGTCGGGAACATTTGGGTCTGGAAATTTACCTGTGGAACTGTTGCATTCAATATCAAATGAAGCCACCACGAAAGGAGCGATGTCATCGCGGTTCACTGGTTTCAGTTCAGTCCAGTCATTGCACCAGATGTCAAGATTGACGTTTGCCAAGTGAGATCGAACACACCTCGTGCCAGTGTCTAACCAACCCGTGGATTGGATGCCAGTCCTATGCATGAGTCTCAGGACAGGGTCTATGTTCGACTCGTATACGTGATATTTTCTAAACGCATCATTATACATGAAAACTGAGTTCACTTTACGTCTGGATTCTAAGTTCTTAAATGTTAACTGCATGAAGAAAAATTCTTCATTATTTTGAAATCCCCAAACATCTTTTTGTTTTGTCAAAGAGTAACCAGTCAGGCAACCCTTCTTCATCGTTTCCAATTTATCATACAGAAGTTCAACGTCACCTTGTTCGGTTCCACGTGGCAATTTTACGAAAAAGTATGGCTTGAACTCGGTCGTGACACATACAGATTTACCTTCCTCTGTCTTACCAAAGATGCTGATCAAGTGTTCATCCCCAGAATCTCTAGCCTCCCATGTCAAAGCCTGGAATACTACCATGTATATATAACCGGCCAAAATTTTAATATCATTTACTAATAAATGTCTGCCGCTTTAATAGAACTTGTGTCTGTAGGTGCCCAGGACGTCTACATCACTGGTCAGCCTGAAGTAAGCTTTTTCCGTCAAAACTATAAACGTTACACCAACTTCGCCATGAAGCCTGAGCGCATGGACTACATCGGCTCCTTTGGTTCTGGTAATGAGGTTATCATCCCCGTTCGCTCGAAGGGTGATCTCCTGAGCTATGTCTGGATAGAGGCTGATAACATCGCTTCTACACAAAATAACGACAATGGTTTCTTCAAGAGATCCTCTACGGATCTCACTGAATTTTCTCTGTGGATCGGTGGTCAGATGGTATCCACCATGGATGCCCTTTTCATCCAGGGTGTTCACAACCCTCTCATGAGGGATTCGGCTGCCAAGGCTTCGTTCTGTGTGAGCCTCAACCACAAGAAGGAGAACCACGGTGGTAACTACTACATGCTTCCTTTCTTCTTCGGTGAAGACTGGTCCAAGGCTCTCCCCCTACTGGCTCTTCAATACCATGATGTAGAGATTCGCATCAAGTGCCGCGATGGGTTCACCCCTTCCACGACCCCCAAGGTATTTGGCAACTATATTTACCTTGATACTGATGAGCGTAAATACTTCACAGACAAGGAACACGAGATGCTCATCACTCAGGTCCAGAACCAGCGTTTCTCCAGGACTGACAAGGATGTTGACATCACCTACTTTAACCACCCCGTGAAGTCTCTCCACGTCGTATCGGGTAACGCGAACGGCGCCGTATGGAACCACGCCACTGATGGTTTCAAGTTTGGGACCTCTTCCCTATACATTAACGGTGTGGCCCTCTTTGAGGACACCTCCGACGTGTATCACCACGACGTCGTCTCCGAGATGCACACCACCGACCTCCCTGATAACATTCTCGACGATCTCGCGACCTTCTCTTGGCCGTTCTGTCTTACAATGTCCAAGATGCAGCCCACAGGCAGTCTCAACTTCTCACGTATCGATAACGCGAAGTTGACGTTCAGCGCTCCCGAGAATGGTAACCATCATCACCGTGTATACGCTGTCAACTATAACATCCTTCGTATCAAGAATGGTATGGGTGGTGTAGCGTTCGGTAACTAAATTTATAGTGAAATGAAACCTTATGTTGACAGGAACATCATCTCTCAGAAGGCAAAGTTGAGCCTACCACACGAAAATTATTCAAAATTATCTAAAATCTTGACCGTCTTTTCATACATACGTTTGCTATGAAACGTCTTATCCTTCAATTCATCCCAAATTGTGAGGCGATGTTCCAGAAATTCCTTGAACTTAATCGGGTCACATTTAGACTTGTATCGGACTTTTTCACACTGAAGCGCCTTTTCAACGGCAGCCTTCCTGCTTTCTGAAAACTTGGCTTCACGTTCCAGAGGGGAAAGTTGTGTTGTTGTTTCGCTAGTTTTTTTGGAGTTCATTTAATGACTAAGAGTATATAATCTTTATGTCTCTCGTTTTTTAGCGGGTAAGTCAATGACAACCTGTGGTTTTGGTTTTCCAGTCATTTTGTAAAGCATCATCAGAATAAGAAGATATTGCCCAACCGGAAGTTCTATCGTTTGTGTCCACGCGGAACTACCACTTCCATGTTCCATCGTATATTGTTTATTTGGTTCCACCTCTTTCCATTCTTCACCCATTTTCATCATAACCTTATTATCATCAGATAGTTTCCTTGTCTTTTGGATTCTTTCACCCTTTTCTTTTATCATTTCATCCAACTTTATCAATTTTCCATCATATAAATCATCTACAAACTGCTGAATAAGATCATTTCCATCTTTATCGGTGATACCTGTAACACGACCATTTTCAACCTTTTCAGTGTATAAACAATCATGCCCCCCACCCGGACATTCCTTGTTTGTTTTCCAAAACTCGGCATACATATCACTGTTTGAATTTTGGTCATAAGCATAAACTGGATACTCCGAGAAGCTTACTGGAACTTCTTCTGTGCTGGGCATGCTTATGTAATTCTCAGTGCTACTTTGGGAACCTCCGATGACAATAACCTCACCTTCATCCTTCGTAGACGTGGCTGTGGTGACAGATGTAGCCATGGCAGATCTCACAGAACTTGTAAGACAGGAAGATGTGATCAAGACACCAACAACTGTAAAGAAACTCATATCATAAAGCAATATTATAAATGTTTGGCGAAAAGATATCGTAAGAGGTTTTCAGGTATCCGATAGCGGTCCAGTGTGCTTGTCTTGTCCACCTGCCCACCATTATAGATTTGACCCGGGGTTGTGATACCGATTCTATATCTGTGTTGCTTGTTCGGACAGTTGCAGACATGATTTTCTAGATCTATGCGATTCGTCCATATACGGGTAGGTTTCTTGTAATCAAAACCAAAGCGGCAATAGTCGAAACGATACGATTTCAGTTCACGCATACACGGAAGATCCTTCATGGCTGAGTAGTAGGGATTTTCGATGTACCATTCAGTCGGTTTGAAGTATTCGATAATCTCTAACACCTTCTCGACATACTTGCTATTCTCACGACGAACAGATTCCAGTTCCTCTTTCGTCTTGAACTTTCGGGTTGGCCCCACATTCGTGGTTTGAAGTTGTGAGTATATCTTACACTCTGGGGACGCCCATATGACGTCGAAGTGTCCTGGGGGATATTGTTTGTAATCGAAGTCGAGTATATCACACAAGTGAGTTGGCTTAAATTTTTCGAGAATGTCTAGACTTACTATATCATGTCCCGCGGGTTCTAAGACTCTAGATACACTCCCAGTACCCTTGAAAAGCTCTAGGGTGTGCATAGCTGATTTAGGGTGTGGTTATAAAAATGTAAATTTAACGCTAAACAAATCTAAGATATAGTAAATGATACCACTACTTGTAGCTGGAACTCTCACCACAGCACTGATATACACTTTTATGGGACAGAATCTCATATCTGCATCTGAAGCCAAGAGACTTATCAAGGAAGGTAAAATAAAGAAAGTTATCGACGTTCGCACAGCTACTGAATGGAGGATTGGTCACTACCCCAAAGCACTTCACATCCCAGTCGACAAGATCAATGAAAAGACTACCACTGAACTTCCCAAGAGAGGCTTACTCGTCTACTGCAATACTGGGCAGAGGGCCAGATTTGCGGCAGAGAAACTGGAAGAACTCGGTTTCCAGGATGTCTATTACATCGCTGGCACTTACAAAGGATTACTTTAACTTCACACCCAATACTCTTCTCAACCTCTGGAGGATAGCGTGGTCTGGAATAGCTCTACCTGATTCATATGAGTTAATGATACTCACATTCACACCAATCGCTGCTGCTAAATCTTTTTGTGTCCTGAAACCTTTAGCGATACGCCCCTGCTGAATCATCTTCGCCGTGGATATTGGCACCTTCTTGTGCACACCCAGTTCCTCATCTTCAAGCTTCTGTTCCTTCGTGCGCTCGTACTGTTTCTGAGGAGGATTCAGTTTCATGGGAGCTGATCTTCCATGAATGATTATGGGAGTCCAATCCTGATGACTCATATATTCAATTTAGTGTCTACCTTTTAATATATATATGTGTTTATATCCTCCATTAATTTTCATATGAGAGAGTACTATGCATGTCGTATTACACCCGAGTCCATCCGTGACCCATAAACTGAGAGTAACTTTACCAAACAAGAGGACAATTGACTTTGGTGAGGTAGGTGTCCAACACTACCCAGACCATAAAAATCCTCGTTTGATGCGTGCACAACTACTTAGGAAGGGAGCTATTATTCCTAAGGAGCTGCGAATTGAGACGGATCCGTGTGAGATACATAGAGGAATGTTGAGGGTTGGGGAAAGTTCTAAAGAAGATTGGGAAGATTTCTTCCGAGCAGAATACTGGGAAAGATGGATCCTATATACTCACAATACTGTCACAAAAGCTAAATTATCGATGGTTATGAGTCATGGAATACTGTTTCTACCCACACCAGAAGATTTATGGTTTTGTAAAGACGAATTTATTGACCTGTAGATCCAAAACCACCTGACCCCCTCTCGGTATCCTCGACGATGTTAATCTCCTCAATCGGGGGAGTCTCACAACGTTCAAGAACTAGTTGAGCAATACGATCACCCTTCTTGACTTCAAAGTCGTTCGAACCATGGTTAAATAGGACGACTTTAATTTCACCGGTGTAATCTGGGTCAATAACTCCCGCACCAACGTTGATGCAGTGCTTCACCGCGAGACCAGAACGTGGAGCCACCCGTCCATAAACCCCTGGGGGGAGCACTACTGTGATACCAGTCCCTACTAAAGCTCGCCCCGCCTGATTCGGAACGATAGCATCTTCGGAGCTATACAGATCATATCCAACAGCACCATCAGAACCACGAGTAGGCACAATAGCATCATACGTGAGTTTCTTAACTTTGAGAGACATCTACTTATTTATGGAACGTATCCCTTAAGCGTGTTACTGAATCTCGGGGTGATATACCTCTTTTAATTCGCTCCTTCAGTACAAATCGTAACAGAAAGCCGAACCCAAGCATATACTCATTTCGTATACTTTTTTTTCTCGTCGTCACTGAGTTCTCTCCACATCTCACCAAGTTTTCTTCCAACTTCACCAAATGTAAGTTCAGGGTTTTCCTTCACAACCTTCGGACGCATTTTTTTACAGAAAATCATATATGGTCCGGGTTCACGTTTCTTTTTTACCGTTTTGGATTCATCATTACCCCCACCCCTGAGTCTAAGAACGAGATGTAGAGTAGATTCTTTCTGAATATTGTAGTCAGATAGAGTTCTTCCATCCTCTAACTGTTTACCAGCGAAGATGAGTCTTTGCTGATCGGGTGGGATACCCTCCTTATCTTGAATCTTAGCTTTGATGTTATCAATCGTGTCGGAGGATTCGACCTCCAATGTGATGGTTTTACCAGTGAGAGTTTTGACGAATATCTG